AGTGAAGGAAAATTAATTGAAATGATGGCACCGGCTAAATCTAAAAGATTAACAATAAGTCAAAAACTAGATCCATTAAATGTTAAACAAGATATTATAAATCAAAAGATTGGAATGGGGTTAGATACTTCTCACAGTATTAAAAACCCATTACTAAATCCAGATAAACCAGGACCACAATTTAAAGCAGAAACATTAGATACTTTGTATCCGGTTAGAAGTGATTTAAACAGAGGGCCGATGGGTGGCTTCGATAGAAGTGTTTTAAACATTGCAGAAGAACAATTAGAACAGGTTGTTAAAGACAGAAGTAATTTAATAGATAAAGCAGGTAGAATTATAAAAGGTAAAGAAGATGAGTTTGCAAGATTGCAAGCTAAAGGAAAAAGAATTGTAAGAAATTATTCTCAAGCAGATGAATTGTTTGGCACTGTTTACAGAGGTGCTCCTGGAAAAGCAAGTGGACCAACAAATGTCAAAGGTGTTTTAAACTTTGAAGTATTTACACCGGGAGCTGATGGTAAACTAACAGGTAAACTTGTTGGTGGTGATGTTGCAAAATCTTATGCAGGGTTATCAAAAGAAGCTGTTGCTAAAAAACCTTTTGCACAATTTACAAAAGCTGACAAATCAAAAGCCATAGAAATAGTTAGAGGAAGAATTGATGATATCAAACAAGGTATATCTGGATTAAAAGGATCACAACTTGGTACAGTGTGTAAAGCAATTACAAAAGCTGGTTTTGCAGTTGGTGGAAATGTAACAGCAAGTTGTTTAAAAGCAATTGATGACAACCCAGCAAGAGCCGTTGCAGCTATTTCAAAAATTTCTAAACCATCAGGCAAGTTAAGAAACATAGTTAATCTTTCAAAAAATTTAGCAAAAGGAACTGGCTATGCATTACTTGGAGAGTTAGCTATCGCTGCACCTATTGCTTTGTATCAATATGGTCAAGGTGAATCTAAAGAAAGAATGATTGGTGATGCAACATATGGTTTAGCTGGTCAAACAATAGATGATGAGAAAAGAGAATTTATGGGAGAAGAAGGTTTTAAAGCACATAAACTTGTAGATGATCTAGGACAACTAGATAATCTAACAACTCAGTTTCAAGATAGTGAAACTATTATGATGCCAGAAGATGAAGAATTAAACATTCAACAAATGAATAAAAAAGAAAAAGATATCGCTGAAGGTTTAAAATTTTATGAGGCAGAGGACGGAAGTTTTGACAGGGAAAAATTTAACAGAGATTTTGATACAGGATCTGCTGGGTTAAAAAATCTAGAAGATGTAAAAGGATTTAGAAGAGACGTTAGAAGAGATGAAGATTATGACGTCTTTGAAGATGAGGTAGCAGCAGCTGGTGGTGGGCTGATTACTTTAAACCCAAGAAAGCCACAAGCTTTACCACCAGAATCAGGACCTAACCCACAAGGGTTGGAAAACCTAAAATATTATGTTACAAGTACATAGGAGTATATAAATGGCAGATATAGACAAAGGACTCCCTAGTAACACTCGTACAGAAATTGACGTTCCTACAGAAGAGGAAGTCAAAGAAGTTAGTGTTCAAGAGGAGGAAGTAGAAAAAGGTCCGGTAGAAGTTACACCTGAAGAAGATGGCGGCGCAACAATAGATTTCGAACCAGGTGCAATTAACATACCAGGAACTGAAAATCATTTTGATAATTTAGCAGACATTTTACCTGAAGATGTTTTACAACCAATTGGTAACGAACAAGCAGGTAACTATCAAGATTACAAAGCTTCAAGAAAAGAATGGGAAAGAACTTATAGAGATGGTTTAGATCTTTTAGGTTTTAAATACGAAGACAGATCAGAACCGTTTCAAGGTGCATCTGGTGCAACTCACCCAGTTCTTGCAGAAGCAGTTACACAGTTTCAAGCACAAGCTTACAAAGAATTACTACCAGGTGATGGACCTGTTAGAACAGAAGTTGTTGGAATACAAACTCCAGCAAACGACTTGCAAGCACAAAGAGTAAAAGATTACATGAACTATCTTGTTATGGACAAGATGGAAGATTCTATGTTATTTCATTTACCACTTGCAGGTTCAACTTTTAAAAAAGTTTATTATGATCAAGCAGTAGGACGAGCCGTTTCTAAATTTGTCCCTGCAGATGAATTAGTTGTACCGTATACAGCTACCTCATTAGATGATGCGGAAGCAATTATTCACGTCATAAAAATGCCAGAGAACGAATTGCGTAAGCAACAAGTTTCTGGTTTTTACCGAGATGTAGAGTTAGGTCCTCCAGGCGCCGTTGATACAAACAACGAGCTCAAGAAAAAAGAGCGAGAGCTTGAAGGAACTAAAGCTACCGGTAAACCACAACCGATTTATACTTTACTTGAATGTCATGTTAATCTTGACCTTGAAGGTTTTGAGGAAGTAGATGCAGAAGGACAACCGACTGGTATCAAACTTCCCTACATCGTAACAATCGATGAAAGTACAAAGACAGTTCTTTCTATCAGAAGGAACTATGCGCCCGATGATCCGAAGAAGGATAAGATCCAATACTTCGTCCACTTCAAATTTCTGCCAGGACTAGGATTTTATGGCTTCGGACTCATTCATATGATTGGCGGATTGAGCAGAACGGCAACGTCTGCTCTCCGTCAATTATTAGATGCGGGTACATTGTCTAATTTACCAGCAGGTTTCAAACAAAGAGGAGTTAGAGTACAAGACGAAGCTGCCCCAATACAACCTGGTGAGTTTAAGGATGTCGACGCACCAGGTGGTAGCTTACGTGATGCATTCTTTCCGTTACCATACAAAGAACCATCACCAACATTATTACAGTTACTAGGTATTGTTGTACAAGCAGGTCAAAGATTTGCTTCAATAGCCGAGATGCAAGTTGGAGATGGCAATCAACAAGCTGCAGTTGGAACTACAATTGCTCTTCTTGAACGTGGTTCACGTGTAATGTCTGCGATACACAAAAGATTGTATGCAGCGATGAAAAAAGAATTTAGATTATTAGCTAACATTGTTTCAAAATATTTACCACCAGAGTATCCATATGATGTTGTGGGTGGTGCAAGAACAATTAAGCAAATGGATTTTGATGACAGAGTAGATATCATACCTGTTGCAGATCCAAATATATTTTCAATGTCGCAAAGAATTACACTTGCACAAACAGAATTACAACTTGCAACAGCAAATCCTGGAATGCATAACATGTATAATATTTATAGAAACATGTACGAAGCAATTGGTGTAAAAAATATTGATGCAATACTACCACCACCTGCTCCAAATGCACCAAAAGATCCTGCATTAGAAAATATTGATGCACTTTCTGGTAAACCTTTTCAAGCTTTTCCTGGTCAAGACCACAGAGCACACATCACAGCGCATTTAAACTTCATGTCAACAAACATGGTTAGAAATAATCCGCAGGTAATGGCAACATTACAGAAAAATATACTAGAACACATTAGTCTGATGGCTCAAGAACAGATACAACTAGAGTTTAGAGAACAATTACAGACAATGCAGGTGTTACAACAACAAGCACCTAACAATCCACAGGCAGCAAACGACCTACAAGTGATGTCACAAGCGATAGAAGCACGTAAAGCAGTGCTAATTGCAGAAATGACAGAAGATTTTATGAAAGAAGAGAAGAAAATTACGTCACAATTTGATGGTGACCCTCTTCTAAAACTAAAATCACGTGAAGTTGACCTACGTGCAATGGAAAATGAGCGTAAAAAAGAGTACGACGACGCAAGAATTGATTTAGATAAAGCTAAATTGATGCAAAACAAGGATTTAACGGAAGATAAGCTTGAACAAAACGAAGAATTAGCAGAATTAAGGGCTGATACGTCGTTAACAAAGCAAGCTATGTCTCAAGCCGGCAAAATGCAGAACGATATGATGAAAATGGCTGACGTTAAAATCTTGAAAGGACCAAAAAGATAATATAAGGTAAAAACATTATGATGAATTATAAAAAAGCTAAACAAATGTCGATACCTAGCCAAAATCTTGAGTATGATCCAAGAAGTAAGGCAAACGTTAAAAGAGCTAGAAACGTTATTGCTACTGGAGACAAAGAAAAGGTTAGAGGTACGAAAAGAATGTTAGCTGACAAAGATAAAACGGCAACTTGGTATTAAATTATGTGGTTGTCGGCAATAAAATTAGCCGTCTCTGCTGGTAGTAAAATTTACGCTAACAAGCAGAAGGCAAAAATGGCAATGTCGGATGCACAACTTTTGCATGCCGAGCGTCAAGCTCGTGGTGAGGAAGCTTACCAGGGAAAATTGCTAGAGGCACGTCAATCAGACTGGAAAGACGAGGCGGTCCTCATAATATTAAGTTTGCCCGTGTTGGTGCTGGCCTGGGCGGTCATCTCAGATGACCCGACTGCGATGGACAAAGTAAAATTGTTCTTCGACATGTTCTCACAGCTCCCGTCATGGTTCACCAACTTGTGGATCCTTGTCGTGGCGTCGATATATGGTATAAAGGGTACACAAATTTTTAGAAACGGAGGAAATAAAAATGCCAAATAAAAGATTTAACAAACAGGTGCCTGGTTTTAAAAAAGGTGGCCGTGTTAAAAAAATGGGTGGTGGAATGTCCACTGCTAGAAAAGACATGATGTCTGGTTACTACAAAGATGACATGGGTATGAAAGGTGGAAAAATGTACAAAGACGGTGGTAAAGTAGGCAAAAAGAAACAAGGTTACAAAGATAGAAAAGATGAGTCTATCGCAATGAGAATCAGAAAGCCAAGAACTGCTAGACAGTTAAAAGCTTCAAGAGATGAGTCTTATGGTAAGTTTGGTTCTAAAGCTAAAAAAAGCGGAAAGATAAATAGGTAATATATGCCATTAAGAATACTTAAAAAAAACAAAGGTAGATCTGTTAACACTAGAGGCGGTGGAGCAGACGCAGGTAACGTTGGTAAATTAAGAGATGCTAGCGAAAAAGTAAAAAGAATAATGGGTAGACAAGCTAGACCTAAAATTCCAAAAGAATTATTAGACAGGCTTAGAAAAACAGGTCCTAAAAAAAGAAAACCTATGATTCCATTAAGAAAAAAAGGTAAAGCATAATGGCTGTATTAAAAGGTATAGGTATTGCGCTTAAAGGTTTTGGTAAAGCATTGACTGGTAAAGGCAAAACAAAATTTACCGGTAAAGCTATTGATAAAGTAAAACCAGGCACAAACCTAACTTTTAAAAGAAAAGAACAAGACGATTTTGTTAAATACAGACAAAAACTTCATGACAGTGCAAAGTTTGATACACCAACAAAAAATAAATTAAAAATGAAACATCCTTTGTATAAAATAAATAAAAGTAAAAGTGATTATAAAACACCTGATGAACCAAAATTTAAAAAAGGTGGAAGAGTTGGCAAAAAATTTCCTGATTTATCTGGTGATGGTAAAGTCACTAAAAAAGATATTTTAATGGGAAGAGGTGTAATTAAAAAATAATGTGGACTTGGATTAAAAGTTTATTTGGTTTTAAAAACGAGATGGATCCGCACGCGGAGTACTATCTTAAAACACCAGAGCCAGATGTACCAGTTCATAAACCGGAACATTGTTCTAAACACATTAGATTTAGAAAAAGTTGTCCAGTATGTAAGGAGTTAGTACATGGCTAAACTATGTCCTAGAGGGAAAGCAGCAGCGAAGAGAAAATTCAAAGTGTACCCGTCCGCGTACGCGAACATGTATGCATCAGCAGTATGTTCAGGTAAAGTCACACCAGGTGGTAAAAAAAGACAAAAGAAAGCTGACGGAGGTTTTGTTGCTAAAGGATGTGGTGCTATCATGTCTGATAGAAAGAAAAAAACAAGGATGGTCTAATGGCCGAAAAAGGTTTACGTTCATGGGTGAAGGAAAATTGGGTCGATATTGCGAACAAAAAATCGGATGGCTCATACCCGAAGTGTGGAAGAAGTGGTGGCGAAAAAAGAAAAAATTATCCAAAATGCGTGCCTATTGCAAAAGCAAGAGCGATGAGCAAAGGGCAGCGTGCGGGTGCCGTAAGAAGAAAACAAGCGAAAGCAAATACTGGCCCGACACCGAGTAGAGCTGCA